TGTGCCCAGAGTGTAGCGGATCAAAGCCGCCTGTTACAAGTACAATTTTCATGCAGGTATTTACACCTGGATGTCTTCCATGCCAGCAGTTCTTAGCCGTACAACGTGGCCCATTTGCCACTGCTTGGTATCCAAACCCTTCATGATACCCAACCAACGATTGCGTAGGTATGCTACTTCGTTGATTATGGTTTCATAGTCAATAACTTCGTCCTCGCCATCCACATACTTTTCAGCATCACGACTTGTGAGCGCACGAGCATAGCCTTCCAAGTACTTTTGAAAGTGCTTTCTGCGTATCTTGCGCAGTTGAATATTAAGATAGTTTAGCACAGCTTCAATCTCTTGAAGCTGGTTATATCTAAACTCAGTCAGGCCTGGAAGTGTTGTGATATTTTTTTCCACAAGACCCCCAATTCGACAATCTTTTTTGGCATCATCAAGCTCACGCTCGTAGTGAGCAATGAAGTCCGGAATAGCATCAAGACTGGCAACAACACGACTATACCACATAACTTATCCAATTTAAAAAATGTTTTGGGTATATAGTTATGTCAAGATCTTTTCGTCTGTTGACAAACTCGGTAAGAAATTGTTTGATACCCTGGCGTTGAGATTCAGTTGGCTCTGCTGACATTGACCGTACAATTTGATTTTTCATCGATTCAGGTAACAACTGTAACTGTTCTATTATAACTTGTTTGCTTGTAGAATCAAGAACATACGGAGCCATCATGTTTGGTTGATGCGCAAAAGTTATTCTAATAGTATCATCCTTGAATTGTTTAGCAAAATTAGCAAATCCAAATACAGTTAAATTTGAAAGTGTGGATTGGAACTCATACTTTATGCCATGCTTGCGAATTAGTTGTATCTTGTGTTCAAAATCCAACCAGGAAGAACCATAGCGATTGAATTCATGCAATTGATTAGTACATTCTGCGCTGACAGTTAGATACAAATTTTCAACTGTTTTTAACCGGTTTAGTATTTTTTCAAATCTTGAAACATTCACGCCCAGCCCAGTGTACATTTGTATCTTGCAATCTTTTGAGAATGGTAACTGCCTGATTGTTTCTATTAGTTGATTATCCAAGAAAGGTTCACCACCTGTTACTATTAATTTTTTTAGTGTCGGGGCAACCAGTTTGATCTCGTTTAGTAAACTTTGATAATGCAAGGTTGATTTTAATGCCGATTGACTGAATTTCATCAAGACAGTATCTTTGACCGTTAACGCAAATCTGTTTGCATCAGATTGCACATCATAGTTTCCGTGTGTGACTAAATCTCTGCGCCAGGCCGAAGAGTATTCTTTACAACAATAACTGCAAGTCAAATTACAATCACTACCAATTGTTAGATCAACAATCTCTGGATTGGTATTAACCACTGAGTGGGTGCGCTGTATGCCCAGTTGATACTGTCGTGGGCTTTGGGCACCGTTGTCTTCGGCAGACCAACAATTTTGTTCACAACTTGAATTGCGCTTGTTTTCCAACATCATTTGCCGTTCGGCAACATTGACGTTGGTGTTAAACAAATTACCTGGATTATTCTTTAGCCAATTAAAATCAACTGAGTGCGGACTAGCTGCATGGCAATTATAAGTAGTAGTCGATTCTAAGTCAATCTTTAAAAATTTGAATTTCATGGAGCAATAGTAGTCCCGAATTTCAAAAACTTTTGACATTAATTTTCCCAGTCGTCTTCGTTGTAATCCTCTTCTTCAGGATCTTCTTCTTCGTCGTCTTCTGAGTAATCTTTGTCGTTGTCAAGATATGCAGTAAGTGCTCGTTTGATATCACTATCGCCTTTGAACGCATCACGAATATCTTCCACATCACTGTCATTGTCCATCAAAATTTGAACCACAGTTTCGGCAGCCTCTTGGCGATCAACTGTGTTTACAAAACGCTTGAGTTCTCCCCAAATTTCTGCTGCTATTGCTTCACTCATTCTGCATCCTCCTCGACGGTACTTACCTCTTCCTTAATATTTGCAAAGTCTTTCATCACAGTATCAAGACAGTTGTCGTCGTTGCGTTCCCAACCTTTGCGGAACTTCTTGATGATTTCGCCGTCGCTCGTGGTGAACACTAAACTGTTGCCTTCTTTTTTAAGCATGCCTTTTTTCTCAATCAAGTCAGTGAGACCCGAGTATGGACTCATACCTGTTGTGTAAGGAATCTTAACTTGCACACCTTCAAAGGGTTTGGCGTAACGTGTTTTCATAACTTTACACCCGGCACGGATACCGTTTACTTCGGAAACTTTGTTTCCGTCCTCGTCCTCTTTCAACTTCATCTTCTTCATGGCCACAACAATTGATGAGGCGTAAATGAAACCTTGACCGCCTGAGATCTTATCATCTGGGTCAAACATATCCTGGCTTGCGTATGTGTGATTGGTACAAACCAAACCCACATTGTATGAACCAAACATGTTCACACAATTACGCACCAAGGCGGTGAGAGCTTTGGGCTTACGGCCTAGATCACCCTTCATTTCGCCTGCATCAAACTGGTTCACATCAGTGGGTGTTAGCAACATGCCCAATGAGTCAATCACAAACATCACCTTGGGCCGCTCGCCATCTGGCAAGGCCTTGTAGTCACTCATGAACGTGGAGATAGTTTTGGCCACATCATCAATCATGGCCATGCTCAGTTTGAGCAATTTGCTGTCGCTTGTGTCAACGCCAAGTGCCTTGAGCCAATCTTCGTCAAGAGCATTTTCTGAGTCAATCAGAACCACAAAGATGCCTTGCTGTTGTGCGTTCTTGATAATGTTGCCTGAGCAGATATAACTTTTACCTGCTCCAGAGTCTCCAGCAAACACAGTGACTTTGCCTAGTGGAATGCCACGATTGAAGTCTCCGCTAATCAAATAGTTAGTGCGTAGTTGCCTGTTGAGATCCAGTCTGTTGGATCATTAAAACCAATCGATAGGCCATCGATTGATTTGGTAATTTCCTTGCGGAATTTACTTACATCAAATGGTTTTCCCATGTATCACCTGTTATAAAAATAGAGAACACAAGGAGTTGCCTCCTTGTGTTAATGCAGAGATTACTGCTTGGTTTGACGTGCGCGGATCATGGCCAAGATGTCTTGGGCATTACCGCTGGGCTTGGCTGCTGACACAGGTGCGGCTGCTGGTGCTGGCTCTTCATCAAAAGAATCTTCAGCAGCGGGTGCAGTCGGAGCAGCAACTTTAAGTGCTGGCTTGGCAGCAGGTGCTGGTGTGTCATCTGCATCACCAGCTGCGGCACCACCAGGTGCGGCTACGCCAGCAGGGCGGAAGTATTGACCCCAACGCTCAGTGTCGTATGGCTGTCCATCTACTGATGCTTCAAACATCTCTTTGATCACCTTCAGCTCAACGTCGCCGGGACGCTTGGGCAGGAATGTGCTCAAGTCATACAAGCCGTGAGTTTCAATTGCAGCCTGTTCAGCTTCTGTGAGTGCGGACTCTTTACGTGCCCACTTGGAACTGTTGTAGTCAGCAAAGCCACCCTTTTGGGTCTTGGTGATACGGAAGTCTAAGCCACGCATCAAGTCAGTTGGCAATTCTTCCAACTCAGGATCCATCAACGCACCCTTGATCAAGGTAAACAGTTGAGGTCCAATGATGAACTTACGGATGGGATTGTCCGGAGTCTTGTCTTCGGAGATGGGATTCTCACGCACAAAACCTTGGAACAGGTATGAGCGTTTCTTCCAGTACTTGCGACCCATTTCTTCAAGGCTCTTGTCCTTAAACCAAGTGCGAACTTCTGCCAGTACCGGGCAGGCGTCTCCCCACATTTCCACGCAGGGTACTTGTACGAATACTTGTTTTGATTCCATCTCTCCTTTGACGCCGTTGAATGGCAGTCGGATCATTGCTCGTTCGACCCAGAAAAATGTGTTTTTTGTGTTACCGTCAGGTAGGAAGCGTAGTGTGGCCGATTGACCTTCTTCCATGTTCCAGTGTGGATAAATTGCTCGATCGCCTCCACCTTGGTTTGAGTTGCCTTTTGTATCAGCTGCCTGTAGTCTTGCTCGGATTTCTGCTAAAGATGCCATAGTATATTTCTCCTTAAAAAGTTGCCTATGTGTTGCCTATCTAAAATTAGATCTTTGTTGCCTGTGACGCACAAACAAAAAAGCGCATACACCATGTAGTATATGCGCTATTTGCCTTGGTGTCAAGTGTATTTATATCATTTGAGCAAAGCCAGTGATTTTATTCTTGCCAATAGTGCGTCACCATCTTTTGACTCGTAATAGCTGCCAGTAATAGCGCCATTGTAGTTGATTGGGTCTTGTGGTGCCTCCCCAATCACTGGTGCTACGCTACCAGCTACTGTGCCCATTTCATACATGCCACATTCAGCAAGACCGTGTTCTGGACAGTATTCACCTTCCATGGTTGAGTTGCATGAACCTTCTAGTACTGGTGCGCTCAAGTCGGGCATGGCCTCAACTGTGGCCATTGGATCTGCTTCGGGCATGATCATACCTGAATTGCTTTCAGCAATACCCAACTCATCTGCTAGTCGTTGTGAAACCCATTCATAAGGGTCACCATCTCTGGCTTTCTTGGTGCCATATGGCATGTCATCAAAGTAGTAGTCATACAGTGCGTGATAGAGATCATCGGTTATCTCGCCACCGGCTTCAAAGTCAGCAACTTCTCTGCTGAAGCGTCGAAGGATGTGTTCCAATGTATGTCCGGTTGAATCTGTCAGCACACTTTCTTTCATTGGTACGCCAGCATGTCGGAGCATGGCGTTGAGTTCTGTGTTTTCAGACATGCCTCTTTTTCTCATGGCTGGATTAGTAGCATCACCGTGCCCACCTTGTTTTGCCCAATCATACGGTTCTACATTGCCCATGTTAACATTGGCTCCTTTGCCCACTGCTTGTTTCACACCCGCAGCTCGTTTTTGTTGGAACTTGGCATATGGATCACCCTCTGGTCCTTTAAGTGCTGATGCTACGCCGTGTGCCCAACCTGCTTGGCCAGCTGCTTTTCTACCATAGCTGCTCAATGTTGCCGGACTCAGTTCGTCTAACTGATCTTCAGCCATGCCTTGTTCAGGAGCAGTGCCCGGTGCTTGTTGTCCAGCAGGGGGTGCCACTGGCTGTTGTTGTTCAGCGTCAGGTGTGGTGTTCATTTGAATACCAAGTTCTTGCAGTCGGGCCTGCACATCAGTGTCATCCCAACAGTTGGCACGAGGATCTTGTTCGGCTAAATCAGCAAGGATGTCAAACAGTACATCATCGCCCACAACATCATACAGTTGTTCTTTGGCATTGGTAGCATCTGGGCCAACAATGAGTTCTTGACTCATGAGTTCATCAAGTTTGGCCTGTGCTTCTGGGGTGTCTGGCAGCGCCCAGGTGCCCTCCATGATTTGATTTGCCCAGTTTTCAAAAATTTGTGCTTCTTTCATAGCGTTTCCTCGTTGTTGTATTTTGGCCAGTGTGGGCAGTGCAGCCTCAATTCTAGCATCCAGTGTTTGCTCAATAAACATGGTCTTGAGATCTTCTACCAACGCAGTTTCATCTCCAATGTCTGCTGGTGTCCATGATTCAAAATATTGTTGGTATCCACGTCCAGTACCAATGTGTTGTAAGTTTTCGCGTAATTCTGCGTAGTAGTGTTGAACTGTTTCTACCAGTTCTTGTGTGATGCCTTCAAACACTCGTTGTTGGCTGGCTCGGTTGAATCTGCTGAGTACTGCCATTTCGCTCACAATTTCATTGATGTGTTGACCGCGAATGTCATATGGTCTGCCACCCTGTTTCACATGTTCCAACATGGCTCGACCGCCTGACAGTTTCACAAACGGTAGTTTGAATCGTTCGCCTTCGGCTGTTTCAATAAACAAACTTTCCACATAGCGATAGCGTTTGTCATCTTCACCAATCATTCGGTTGTGTTTGATTACTAGCCTGGCTTCTGTTTGCTCGCCCACATAGCTGACCTTGCGTGTGCCGTAGTAGCCTTCGAACAGGCCTTCTTTAATGGCAGCCATGCCCTGCATGGTGTGTTTGAGTTGATTGATGTCTTTAGGACTGAATGTGCCCAGGCCATGGCTGGTAGCAAATTGTGAGATTTCTTCCAAGAATCCCAAGTGCCGCTCGCTGCCAAGCCAATCCAGCTTGTCCTGAGGATCTTCCATGGTTCTTCCTAGATTGTCGCCAAAAAACATTTGTAGATCGCTGTCATCGCCTAGTACAATTACCACTGTACCGTAGTTTTTGCCCGAACTAGCAATCCAATCAAATGCAAAAGTTTTGGCTTCTGCAGGTGCAGAATCCTGACCTTGTCCGTCTGTGTATTTTACTTCAAAGTTTTTAGTGGCCAACAAGTCAGCCAGATCTTGGGAAAGATTTTCAATTGCCATAGTGTGTTATTTATCGCATCATTGATATGAACGGCATGGGCTCAACAATCATATCACCGTGATCTTTAAGATGTGTGTCCAAGTCTGAATGGTAGGTTTGCAACAGCAACAGCATGCGAACTGCCAGCAAACTGGCCATTACTAAATCGTCTGTTTCGCCTGGTTTAGCAGCATAACTGGTGCCCAGAGCCACAAACGTTTTGAGTTCTGAAACTAGGGGTCTTGAGTTGATTTTCATTCGCCCAGACTCTATTAGAATTTTGAACTTGTTGCAGGCTGTGATTTTGCTTTTGTTTGTGGTGTTAAAGCCCTTGCGGAATCGGCGCCCTGATGTGCCTGTTACAGAGTTGTCACTAAGAAAGTAGCCAGGAATGTTATCTTCGCCGTATTCTGCTATGCTGATTAAGGCGGCTTCGCCAATGGTGTTGTTTTCCACACTATAGTAAATGCTTTTTTCGTCCTTTACCACAGCATGCAGTTCTTTCACAATATCTGCTAGAATACGTATCTGTGTGGGAATATCAGTTTTGTTGTGGCGCCACTCGGCAATTTGATCAGTAGTTCTAGCATCAAATACCTGTATGGCAGCAGGGTCTCCACCGGTGCCTAAGCTAGGATCTAGTGCCACAACATACATGCCATCTTTTACAGGGTCTTTGTACCAACGCACCTGACCTGATCTGCGGGCAGGTTCTGCACCTTCCAAGTCCATGAGCTTGATAGGATTGATTAGTGTCTCGTCGTTAATGACAAATTCGCAGTCCATTTCTCTGCGAAAACGCTCGTCGCCTAGCTGTGCCAGTTGTTCAGCGCCCCATTCGTCTCCACGATCAGGATGTTCTCGCCAGTAGGATCTAAATGCACGGAATCCGTTAATGCCTAGTTCTGTAGTGTTGCCATGTTCATCTTCAGTTTTGTTAGCGCCTTTCCACAAAAACGCAAACTGATCCTCGTCTGAGTTGGGGGTGCTTGTGATAATTGCTTTACCACCAGTGGCTAGTGTGGGCGAAATAGAAGTCCAAAACTCCTTGGCAATTGTGGGGCGCACAAACGCAAATTCGTCAGCGTACAGCAAGGATATTGACATACCCCGGCCTGTTGTTTCTGTTGTGGTTTGACTCACAATACGCGATCCGTTTTCAAACTCTATAGATCCTTTGTTGTAGCTGGTAGCACCTGCTCGTATGTGATTGGGGCACAGTTCATATGCATATCTAATACGCTGCATGATCTCTTGTGCGCCGGTGTATTTGTGTGCGGCAATGAGAATTGTGGAGTCTGGCACAAACATAGCATACCATAAGAGATATCCAGCAGCCGAAGTTGACTTGCCTGTTTGTCGAGGAATTAGTGATATTGAATATCTATAGTTGTGATAGGTATGGATCAGTCGCTTTTGATAGTCAAAAGGATGGTACAGCATCTTGCCGCGTGTGGGATGCTGGATGTAGAAAAAGTTATCCATGAAGTAC